GCCCAAGGACACATCGGCAAATGACGAAGCACGTTTTCTTTGACCCACGCGGATGCTTGTCTGTAGTCAAACTCGCAAGACTGAGCATAGTACTGCCTTCCATCACTCGCCACAATCCCCATAGATACTAAGTCTATCTTGTCTCCGGTATCAAGAAACTCAGAGTCTAGCCAGTATTTAATAATGCACCTCCTTATTGCCGTGCCATCTTGAGTACTTGCATCTGCATGTAACTCTGCAACTCCTGCATGGTTTGCCGTCGTTGCAACACCTCCTCAATGGCATCTTCAAGCAGTGCTACAGGGTCATCGTCATCACGCAGCAGGTTGAGATGGTCACGTAGTGCGGCGAAACGGGCTAAGGCACGGCGCATGGCATCTTCGGTGTGACATTTACGTGTCTTGGGCTGTTCAGGTGGTTTGGTCATGTGCCTCCTCTCTGAGCCAAGACACGTACGTGTCGATGAGAGGCACGATATGAGCCACTTCGGCTCTATCCGATTGCTTCTCTCGCTCGGATAAGTTGGCATATGGAGTATTCACCTGTCTTTGCCAATGTTCGACCAGTTCAGCCGGAATAAGAACCGAACCATCCTCCTGATGCTGACTTCTGACGAATACATACGCCATCCAGCGACTCCACGAAGCATGTTCTGCATCTGCCAACCGTTCAATGAATTCTGATTTATTCACTCCTTGTCTCCTTTCTTGCCTTCTTGAGACGCATCTGTGGAGTTGTTCCGCTCGTGGTGGTGGTTGTGTAGGTGGGTAAGGGGCGACACGTACAGGTGTGTATCGATGGTGGCGGGATGATAGCATGCCAAGGTGATTGTGTGTAAATTGGTGCTCCACACTTTGGACAGGTGCCGACTTGTGCGTATCCCATAATTCTTTTGTCTCCTTTCTCATGCCGCCACTACTGTCAGAATAACCACAACTAAAGCTAATATGGCAGCGAGAGCATACAGAATGGCTCTGATATACTCTCGTGCAATGCCAGAGGTGAGAGCCAAGTCGCCAGCTCGCACGAGAATGAAGAAGGCGACGATGAAGGTTGGGGCTATGAGTCCTTTCATGATTGTCCTTTCACTACCTCAAACTGTGCATAGGTCATGCTCATAACTTCTTGATACGTCATCCCTGTTCTTTTCATGACACGATAGATATCCTCAGAACTGACATCCTCGATACCTTTTTCTGGCAACCACTCACCATAAAGCAAACGTTTATATTCCACTGGGAGCAATGGCTTGAGAAGTTCTAGGTCCTTTTCCTGTCTCTTCATCGCGACTTTCCTTTCGTCAATCAATCACATATGGCCCTGGCTCTGGCTCAACGATATAGCAGGTGTGTTTTCGCCACTCACAATAGTCTCCCGTCCATTCACCTAGATGCAATTGTCTATAGCGTATCTCGAAGGTGCATTTCCATCCCTGCTCTTGCAAGTCAAACGGGCCGATATCGTCATCAAACTTTATCGTAGCCGTGTCAACTTGCTCGAATTGCATATGACGTATTTCAGGCTTGGAAGAGGACTGTGGTTGTAAGTAGCGTGCATAAAACGCGTGTTCCGCTTGCTCTTGAGTAATCATCATTTGCCTTTCGCTAATTCTTTGACCGGTCTCACTGCCAGTTGTGGACCCCAATCAGGGTCATGCGAAGTGTGCGCGAAGTCTTTCAAGTCCACATCACCCGATGTATACAACTCATAACCCTGGCTGCCCAGAACCTGACGTTGCGTCGCCTCATCTTGGTTAGCAAACCAATCGGTACCCGTTTCTCGCTCGCTCACACTGGCACTCGTCTCAGGAATATCGTCGGTATTTATACCCAGCCCTGATAAGATGTCCTCCCAACTCCGGGTAATCGGAACCATGACGCAACGGTCACAGGTGTGAAGCTCAGGGTCTTCATCCAAAACGTACTCTTTGCCATCAAGTGCCAGGCATGCGGCACACGTTCTGGCTGAGAGGTCAGCTTGTCGACGATATCCACTCAGAGACGCTTCATTTGCCCGATAATTTTCGAGGGATGCTGACCTGTATGCACGATTGGCCTGGTCACGCGATATAACTAAAGCCCGATTGCGTGACACCCCTAATGCCTGCTCGACATCCCGTGCAATTTGCCTAGGATTATTGCCCAAGGTCAATCCCCTCACCAGAGCATCACTGGTGAGTTTCGCCGCCTCTTGCCCAAAGCCGTTGAACAGGTCAGCTAGTGGACTACCGGCTTGTGTTGCACCGATAATCGAAGCTATAGCCGATGGGTCAGGAACACCGAACGCATAGGACACGCCTTTGGGTACAGTGGCTTGCATCAAGGCTTGTGCTGCCTCTTGCCCCAGGGTGACGGCTTCGTGTTGCAATTGCCCAACGGTCATGTGGCTTAATGCACCAAAGTGGTCGAGAGTGTGTGTGATAAAGAGTTTCAGGGTCTCCAAACGATTCGCCTCATACAACAAAGCCGGTGTGACCTCCTCACCATTGGCACGAGCGTTGGCAATGAGAAGGTAGAGCCTGTCAAGGTGAGGCTGTATCTGTGCTAAGATGTGTGCATAAGCTTGCTCTAAAGCCAACTCGGCGGTAGCTTCACGTTGCTTGAGAGCTTGCCGGTATTGCGCGACGGTAGCTTGGAGACGGCCTTGGGTCACAGTTCAATCTCCTTTTGTGCTTTCTCAAAACAATCCTGACACCAGGATGTATAGTCCATATCTTCCTTGCCATCGGATGTCTTCTCAGCACCATCAAGTACGACAAAGAGCGCGAGATTGCCACACTCACACTCTAGACGCTTTGAGAGGATAAGCATAACGGACTGCCAGCGTGACCTTTCACTCATGGGTGCCTCCCTTGCTGCCCACCACCGATGAAAGGTGATGGTGGCTCTGGTGGTTGTTGTTGGGTTTGCTGTTGATTTGCGTTCTGCGGCGAAGGGGGAAGCCCAGTTCCTCGACTATAAGCAAGAAGCTTCTGTGCATCTTCACTTTGAGAAAGAGCGAGCTCCTCGTCAGGGTCGTAGCCAAGCGAGCGTTGAAGCGTTGTATCTGAAATTCCCAAGCCTTTCAGGGCCACGGCGGCTTGAGCGGCTTGTAAATCATCTTTTGGGAGCGCGCCTTGCCATGCCAAGGTGATATCAATGTCCTCGCTCATTTTGTTGAGGACAAGCAAGGCGTTGCTGACCTCAAGAAGAAGCTGACCATACAAACATTTCTTCTTTTCCGTTTTGAGGAGCAACGGCATAAACAATAACTCAAGAGCAATACCGGACATATTCCCACGAGGCAAGTCCTTGATACGTCCGGTAGCTACGCCTGGGACGCTGGACTGTTCGTCCAGGTCACTGCGCAAATTATCGGCAAAAGCGAGAGCATTGGCCATGTCACTCGCAATAGGGACAGCCACAATCTTACTCTCGCCCAAAGGCAACCCGATAATCTTGCCAGGCTTGATATCAATGACCTGCTCACCCGTCCCTGTGGCGTACAGGATAGGGTGTCCATACAAGATATTCACCAGGTTTATGCAGGATTGCGTGAGGTTCAACGACTTGTTCACGCCTATCAGGTCAGGCGTGATATCAGGCTTACCCCAAAAGTCATTTGGGCGAGGCAAGTTCTTGCAGGAGAACAAAGGAGCGAACGGATAAGGCCACTCAATAGGCTCACCTGCTGCTTGCCACTGCCCACGCTCACCCTCTTTTGTCCAGTGCTGGATTTGCCAGGTGACATCGGTATCGTTTCTCTCTTCATACTCTTCTCCCTGGAGAGCATCAGGGTCAATGCGACTCATCTCTTCACGGTAGTACACCTGAACCGATTTGCCGTTGCGTTTCTCGGTGGTTGCATATTCAATACAATACAACTCGACCGTCTCGCAGTCCTGTGGAGCAGTCTGGGCAAAGACGGTGGCAGGGTCAACGACCACTAAGCGAAACGAGCTATCAGGTGTAGGCACAATGCGCAGGAAGGCACGCCCAGCCATCGCTCCATTCATGGCTAAATCTTGCAAGAGTGGGATACGGGCTTCTTTGCGTCCCCAGGTCTCGTTGAGGAAGTCTTGTGCTTCTTTGGGTGCGTCCTCTTCAACGGATATCTCTAATTCTTTGCCAAAGAGGAAGTCTATGCCTCGGTCAACGATAGGCCCCATCCGGTTGCTCATCACATTGGGGTCAGTGCCATCCGGCATCTTTTGTAGTGGTGGGTCTAAGAGACCGTCGTACGCTTGCCAGGCTGCCTGGATAGCCTTCTGTCTGGCTTTATCGGCTTCCGAAATCTCGTATTGAGGTAATGCCGCCGTGGTTGGCGATTGCATCGTTTGTATCATCTTCCTTCCTCCCTTGCCACGTTATCCTCTCTCGTGCCTCGCGGTGCAATGCTAACAAGATACGCCGTGCGAGTTCATCATCATCCATACCACGCTTCCGTCTGGCCCGTTTTGACACCGGCTTTGACTCGACCCCTTCGCACCACCGACGTAGACAGCCTCGACAGAGATAGCGTTGGTTGCCTGCGCGAGTATGTCCTGACCGGACTTGCGCGATGCTCTGACAGTATGGGCACACGGGCACGTCCATCTCACTCACTCAGTATATCCTACTGCTGTACTTAATATCGGTTGGACGCAAAGAAAATCTGGCGACTAAGTACCTGGCCGCGTCGGCAGCATGATTCCATGCATCAATAGGTTCTTCTTTTGTCCCTATTCCTGGCCCTTGCCGATAAGCATAGACTTCCATTTCATCCTCTAAGCATGTCGGTTGCTTGGCTTGTGCTAAGTCCCTATCACGCTCAAGGAGGCTATCCCGAAATATCATCAGGCGTGGTCGCCCATCACCAGCAGGTTTCAATTGAGAAGCCATAGCCTGAATACCATCAAGGATAGTTTTATGTGCAGGTATGGTCATGAGACCTAAGTGTCTTTCAAGCGTCATTCTCTCTTGGGCTGCGTGGTCAGTGATAATCTCTCGCGGCAAGGGGTCGCCTCCATCTTGCCCCCAGCGTGACACACGTTTTATCTCTTTGGCATGGTCTTCTACCAAGACTTTTGTTTTATAGAGTTGTCTATAGATATATAACCGACCATCAGGGTCGCGAGCAGCCCAAAGACAGACAAAGGGATTGGTATAGCCAAAGTCTACGGCCAGATAGCGCGGCCAATCTAAGGGGATGGGGAAACGGTCTATCACATTCTTGGCACGGTCATATGCTTGCTCATACACCGTCCCTTCGGCAGCTGCCCAGATACCATAGCGCAATCGTGCTAAGCGAACGCCGGTTAAGCCACCCAGCACCTCAAAGATATACCGCCGTCCCTCTTGCGTCCAGTCATTGGTTTTTGTATCGAACAGGCGAGGATTATCTTCGTGACGACTGAGCAATCTTGTCGTCAGACCCTCATTGCAGCGAACATTTAACCAATGAGTCGGAGCATCAGGATTAGTGTCCATGATTAATTGATGATAGGGGCCTTTGCCGTGGCGGAGTCGAGAGCGAACAAACTCAATATCTTCTACCGAGCACTCGCTACATTCATTAATCATCGCACCGTCAAACTCCCAACTTTTCACCTTGTCAGGCTTGTCAAGCCCATTGACGATAAGTTGGCTCCCATTGGGGTACTCAAATGCTGCCGGTTTGATT